ATCATCTATAGGTTCTGCTCTTGCAACTCAAATTGCAACGCAAGGTGTAACACCAAGTTTGTTGACATCAGCGGCTAGTTTTTTAGGTGTAAAACCAGAGACATTAGCTTCATTTGCACCATCTGCTATTCAAGGATTATTGAGTGCTGGTGGTTCTTATCTTCAAAGTGAAGCGGCGGCAGATGCGGCAACAACTCAAGCACAAGCACAAGTTCGTGCGGCACAGATTGCGGCTGAAGCGGCAAGGTTTAGACCTGTTGGCGTAACTACTCGCTTTGGTGCATCTAACTTCCAAACTGATGCGGCGGGTAATGTTATTGGTGCTGGATATACACCAAGCCCTGAGATTCTTGGTTACCAAAACCGATTGTCTACATTGGCTGGTCGAGGTTTAACTGGTGCAGAGGGCGCTCAAGCGGCTTATGCGCCTTTAACTGGTGCGGCACAGAATCTGTTCAGCCTTGGTCAAGGTTACCTTAACAAGAGTCCTGAAGAAGTTGCGGCTGACTACATTACTAAACAACAGGCATTGCTTGCACCTAGTCAAGAGAATCAACTTGCCATGTTGCAGAACAAGTTACAACAACAAGGTCGAGGTGGTTTATCTGTTGCTCAAGGTGGTGCTATGGGTGCTACAACACCTGAAATGCAAGCCTACTACAACTCTATTGCACAAAGTAATTTGGTTCTTGCGGCACAGGCAGATCAAGAGGCTAGAAACCGCATAACTTATGGTGCTGGATTATTTGATACTGGTGCTAACTTGCAGGGTAGATATTACACTGGTCAAACAGCGGCTCTTGCGCCATTTACCAATGTTATGGATGTAACGACAGGGCTTGAGAATCTTGCTCAACAACCTATGACACTTGGTACTCAAATTGGTGCTAAGACTACTGCTGGTGCGGCACAAGCTGGAATGTTGACGGGTCAGGGCATTACAAGTGCGGCTCAGACAATGGCTCCAGCTAATGCCTATTCTTTAGGTGGTAATGTGTTGGCTGGTGTTGCGGGAAGTCCTAATGTTACTGGTGCATTGAACAGAGCATTTGGTGTAACACCACAACCAACGCAACAGCAATACACATTTAATCCTATAACAGGACAGTATCAACCAGCATCAGTGTTTACTTAAGGAGAAAAGACAATGGCAACATCAGAAATCTTAGGATTGTTTACTACTCCTGAACAGTACCAACAAAACCAGTTAGCACAGTTTCAGAATCGTGCGGCTAGAGAAGTACAGTTAGACCCGTTTCAACAAGCGGCTCTAGGTGCTAGGACTGCTGGTTACCAGTTGGGTCAAGGGGTTGGTAGTGCTTTGGGTGGTCAAGACCCACAGTTGCAGTTGATTGCTCGTAGTCAGCAACTTGCTCGTTCTGCAAATCTTGCTGACCCTGCTTCATTAGAAGCTGTTGCTCAACAATTAGCCAATATTGGGAATATGCCATTGGCTATTACTTATGCTGATAGGGCTAAAGCATTGCGTGAAGAAAAACTTAAAGGTAAAGAATCAGAGTCAAAGATTAATTTACAAACAGCGCAAGCAGAGAAAGCTAAAAAATTTGAACAACAAGCCCAAGTATCTACACAAAATAGAACCATTATTTCTGGTATTGAAGAAAAGTTAGCTTCAGACCCTGCTTACGTTCCAACAAATAAAGAAATCGCACAAGCCAGATTTATTCTTGGTAACGAAATGAAAACACGAACTCTTACAGACCCAGTTACTGGTGCGTTGTTAGGGACTATTGAAGGCTTGGATATTAATTTCTCTGCGCCTAACCTTGCAAGACTTTTAGCAAAACAACCTGCTAAACCAGTTGATGGTGCGGCAACATCAACAGATGCAGTTGTTACAACACCTGTTGTAGCTGAAGCAATACCTCCTGTAGTTGGAGCAACTACCACTACAGCATCAGGATTAAAGATAACCCAAACACCAGCTTCTATTCAGAGAGAAAAGGAACAAAAAGAAAAGGACGTAGCAAAAATAGAAGAAAAACAACGTGCTGTTGAATCTTTTGACGATCAAATCGCCGCAGTTCAAAGTTTGCGTGACACAATAAAAACAACAAAGGGACTTATTAGCCCAACAACAACTGGATATGGTTCTTATTTGTCTGCGCTTCCTCTAACTTCAGCCAGAACATTAGAGGGTAATACACAAACAATTAAAAACAATGTGGCATTGGCAAAACTTCGTGAATTGAAGCAACAATCTTCTACGGGTGCTTCGGGTCTTGGCGCATTAAACATGAAAGAGTTTGATGCCATTCAAGGCATTATTGCAAGTCTTGACCCTAAATCTGCCAATTATGCAAGTGATTTGAACAAGGTAGACGCATTCTTTGCTAGAGCAGAAGATTTGATGACAAAACAATCTGGCAGAGCCAAAAAAGACCTTGGCGTAGGCGCTGGTGCTGGTGATGAAGCAAAAATCAAAATGTTCATTGACTACAATGGCGGGAAGCCAACAAGACAACAAGCAATTAACGCTCTTAAAGCGGCTGGTGTAATCAAGTAAAGGTCAAGTCATGGCAACTCAGCGTCCAAAAACAAATGTAGAAGCACAGCAACTCATTAATCAACAAATGGATGCTGTACGTCCTTTGTTGCGTCGAGCTATTGCTTCTGGTGATAAAGCGGCTATTGAAAAGTACAGCGATGAAATGACTCGTCTTGATAGGATGATGCGATCCACTGCTGAAATTAATGTTGGTGGTGTCAACATCCCTATCGGTCAAATTGGTTCTGGTTTGCAATCTGGTATTTCTGGTTTATTTACTGCGATTCCAGACATTGCCACTGCTGGCGTAAATTTATTTCGTTCAAAAGAAAGTCAAATAACTCCTCTTGGTGACTTAGCTACTCAACAATTAGGAATCCAAAACCAACCCGCATCAGACAAATCTGCTTATGCTTTTAGGGTGGCTCAAGGAGCAGGAAGTGCCGCAATACCTAGTCAAGGAGCTAGAGGACTATTGCTTGGTACTGGTCTTAGTGCTGGTGACGTAGCTGTTTCTGAAGCAACTGGATTGCCAGAAGGCTTAGTTTCTGGGGTCTATGCCGTAGGAAATCTTACTCGTGCTGGATTTAAGGGAGTAAAGGGATTTAGGGAAAGCCGTAAATTTGAACAGTTCTTAAAAGACAATGTTCCTGTTGAAGGACAAAATGTTTTTAGACAATTCATGTTGCGTGGACAAGGCTCAGATAGTCCAATTGTTTCTGCCGCTATTCAAAAGTTACGCACTAATCCTGAATATGCAGAGTTATTTGCAAAGTTTGACAAAGCCGCATCTGACTTAGCAACAAAAGGAATGACTCCTACAACTCGTGTTAGTAGTAAACAAGAAGCTACTGAGGCTGTTGCAACTCGTGTTCAAAGAGAGATTGATGGATTGCGTCAACAGAGATCTGAGTCTGGAAATCGTGTTTTTGAGCAAGCAAAAGCTTATGGCGGTGATAGAGGAATTGTTGACCCAAACAAAACCATTTCTGAAATAGATGGATTAATTTCAGACTACTCTAAAAAAATAACTCCAAACTCAGAGAGAGCAGTAGCTTTTTTAATTGATTTAAAGTCAAGAATGCTGAATGAAGCTGGTTCACCAAGAAAACTTACTGTAGATGAAACACAGTCTATTTTGAGCGAGTTTGGTCGTAAAGCCACACAAGGCGATTCTCTTGTAAAAGATTTGGCAATTAGTGATGAGATTCGTATCTCTGCAAAAATCTTTGGCGGCTTAAAGGATGATTTGCAACTTGCTAGACGCATTGCAAAAACTCCTGATGATAAAGCCGCAACAGGTTTATTAATACAAGCTCGTGAGCAAGTAAGAAAAGCATCCGATTCTTACAATGAATCAATTGCACAAGGAATTCCATCTTTTTTAAAAGACAAATCTTTGTCTGAAATTTCATATGAAGATTTGTATTCAAATTACAAAGGATTGAACGAGTACCAACGAGCAAAAGTTCGTTCTTATGTTGGCACTACAGATCAAGAAGCATTGAATTTTTTGGACAAGAATATATTTCAAGATTTTGTTAAATCAGCGCAAGGTAAAAACGATTCTGGAATTTTTACAACAGACTTAGAAAAACTTGCTACAAACTGGAAAACTCTTGGCGACAATGAGAAGGCTTCTTTGGTTACTGCTCTTGGGGTAAATGCAAAAGAGTTTGACCAAAGAATGAATGATGCCTTAGTCTTTACAAGACGCATGAAAGTTTCTCAACCTAGCCAAGCAGATCAGGCATTGGTTGATAGTCAGTTGCAACGTGGTATATCTGCTGGTGCTGGCGCTGGTTTAGGGTATCAATTCTCTAAAGGAGTTGATGTTACTTTGACCGCAATGAATGAATTATTGCGTAAACAAGGATTTACTGATGAACAGTTGATGCGTGTTCTTCTTACCCCAGAAGGCGCTAATTTTTTACGTCAAGGAGCTTTGACTGGTTCTTCTGCAAAAACATTAGAAGCATTGACAAATGTTCCTACAGCTTTGCAAGAAGGTTCTACTGGATTTAGTGCATTGAGTAGATTGGTTTCTCCTCAACAAGCGCTTACTGTTGAACAAAATGCTATTGAGCAACCTCAAACAACTCAAGATCAATTTCAAATTCCACCTGATTTACAGCAAGAAACTCAGCAACCTGCTCAAGATCAGCAATTCCAAATGCCGCCTGATTTGCTTCAACAGCCATCTGGTAATGGATTGACCAATGAAGATCAAAACCAGATTCTCGACTTCTTAGGTGCATCTCCAAAACCAAGTCGTATGTCTGGCATAAATCCTCAATTGCAAATGCGCTAAGGACTCAAAATTGACCCAATCTCTATTTGTCTTCTTGCGGCTGGCTTGGTTAAAAACATCCAAGCTGGCTGTGATCTCTATAAGCAAGCTAAAGAGTCTTTTGTTGAAATCAGGAACACTGCTAATGAAGTTGTCGCCATTGGTAAGGAAGTCAAAGGATTTTGGGGTTCATTGCGTAAACTATTTGGCGGTAGTCCCAAGCCTCAAGCTACAAAGTCTGTGGCTAAAGCTAAAAAGTCTGAGTACGTTGCTGTTGACGAAACTCAAGTCAAAGCTGACATCGTTAAGAACCTAACCGAGTTTTTCAAGTTACAGGAACAGTTAGAAGCGCATATCAGGGATTCAGAGGAGAAGGCTAGGACTGTAGTTTTTGCTGATGATGTGAACTTGATGGAAGAAGCCCTAAACAGGGTTTTAGCGCAACAAGAGATGGAGAGGTTGGTAGTTCAGATACGAGAGTGCATGGTTTACCAATCCCCCCCTGAGATGGGCGCTTTGTATTCAGAAGTGTTTAGCATGAGAGACATCATTGCGGCAGAGCAAGAAAAAGCAAGGAAAAAGCGGGATGCAGAATCATGGCTACGAAAGGAAAGGGAGCGACTTCTAGCAGAAAAACAAGCGTACCTGTTGGTAACTTTCCTGTTCCTCCTATACCTATGGCTGATGATAGGTCTGGTAAGCAAGATTGGGAGAACGTAGTGGGATGGATTGCCGCTTGTGTACTTGTCATATTGCTGTTGCCTATTTTGGGCATGATGTACATAGATGTACTGCAAACTAAGCATGAAGCAAAACAGCAAGTAGAGAAGGTCGACAAACTCAGAAGACAAGTTGAACAAAAGGAAAGAGAGAAAGAGAAATGAATATTTACTGTATTTGGGGCTTATCTATCCTATTGGTTCTGCTGATGGGTTGTGATGACCGCTACCGCTATCCTTGCCAAGACCCAAACAATTGGGCTAATGCTGAATGCAAACCCCCAATCTGTACCGCTTCTGGTACTTGCCCTGAGATGTTAGTTAAACCCGAACAGGAGAAGAAATGATGCCTACTATTGGATATAAACCGAACAGTCGCCTGACTGCTGATGAGATCGAGGTCAGAGTATGGGCATTCGTTATCGTGGTCTTGGTGAGCATTCTGTTGGCTTCTATGGGTATGTTTCTGTACTCTGTTTCGTTTGTACAACAGCCAATGAACGGCAGTATGGCGGCGATTGACAAGGTGTACACACAGCAGATTAGCACCATCATGGTGTTCATCACTGGTGTTTTGGGTGGTGTAGCTGGTAGGTCTGGAGTCAAGGCGATAGCTAGTGCGAGTGCCAAGGCTGAAGCCATTGACAACGATGAACCCCCAAAGCCATGAGTTTGTTTAATCCTTGGGTGCTGTTGGGCATCCTGCTGGCGATAGGTAGTTCATTTGGTACTGGTTATCTCAAGGGGTCAAATGATGAGATTGCTCGTCAACAACTTGAGATTGCTTCACTTAATGCTCAAGCAAGGGAAAAGGAGCAAATCCTTGTAACTGCTATTCAGAACCAATCTTTAAAACTTCAAAAGG